AGATAGATCAATTTTAATTTCTTCGTCATTATAATTGACTGAGTAGTCTTTTCCGTATGATAAGATTCTTGCAGCTAGCATTATAGCATTTTTATCTCCTATCAGTAAGTCATTAAACTTAATGCTTTTATCGACAATAAGAGACTGTAAAAGTTTATTTATTGCGGTACCTTGTTTAATGTAGTTTGTGTTAGTAAGTATATCCTCTTCTTTAGCTGTCATATACTTCATTTCTATAGTACCTGATGCTAGAGGGGAATCTTCTGGGTATAGTAACCCTTTTGATGGTAATTCTACCGTTTCGGTAGGGATGTTAAATTCTGCCATAGATTTTATTATTAAAACTCTTTACTATAAATATACGAATAATTAATTTTAAAACAAAAAAAAACCCGGATAAACCGGGCTTCTTTCGATATTTTGGCAATATTAGAAGTTTAATACACAGTAGTCCATTGCCACTGTAATTGATAGATCAATAGCTTCCGAAGAAGACCAGTCTAAAGATCCTTGATCCATATTAATAATGAATGCTCCTTTAATAACCCATTCAGATACGATATCTCCAACAGGTCCTAGTATATTAAGTGTTAAATCTTTCTTATATAAATCAGAGTATCCAGCTCTACCAGTTACTGATTCGTAAGATATACGTGCCCAGTCCATTACTGCTTGAGCACCGGAAGGTGTGATTGGGTCATATAAAGTCATATCCATATCTCCCCATTCTCTCTTTCCTCTAATTTTTCTATAAGTGTTGATATGATCAAGTTTAATTGACTCATCAGTAAAGTTTGGAGCTGAAACGTTCTTTACCATGAAAGAAGGAATACCGTCTGCATATAGTACAAATCTGTTTTGTACCTTAGGCTCGAAAGCTCTAAACATTATTTCATTTGGATCTAATGTTGCCATGTTTTATTATTGCTTTATTATAAATATCAAATTTTTTAATTATGCGTCGAAAGTAGCTCCTGTTGGTTCTACTACGAAGTCTAATACGATAAACTCTGCAGTTCTAGCTGGTTGGATAAATATCTGACCAACTAATTGATTTCTATCAACTACGTCTGCAGTGTTGTTTGAGTCATCCATTACCACTCTATACGAGAATAATCCTTGCTGCTGTACTACTGATTCTAAGTATGGATTTACAGCTGATAAGAATCTATTTCTAGTTGCAATAGTATTTTGTTCGAATACTAAGTTTTTAGCTTGATCTCCTAAGAACTTTTTCAATTCAATTAATAAACGTCTAACGTTTACTCTATCTAAAGCAGAAGACTTAGTTTGTAAAGTTTTCTGACCGAATACTGAAATACCAGTTCCAGGGAAAGTAGCAATTGGATTGACTTTTCCGTTATATAAACTATCTCTATCAGATCTAGTTAATTTCTTTTTAGCTTGAATAACTCCAACTAATCCTCCTCTTACTAGTCCAGCTGGTGCAAACCAAGGTGCTGAACTATTATCTGTAAATGCATATACACCTGGTATTACTGTTGAAGCTGGTACCCATACATTTCTTCCAGTAGCTGATTGAACTTGTAGCCAAGGCCAGTAAGAAGCGGCATATGAGCTGTTATGTCCTTGAGCTTGAGTTGTTACATTAGATACTGTTGTTTCTGCATATCCTACTAAGTCTACTACTGCGATACAATCTCCTCTTGTCTCTACTAATGATACTAAACTATCTACTGTTGTACCGTGAGAAGCGTCGATCAATCCTGGTGCAGAGATTACGTTGAATAAGAATTCATCTTTATTACCTAATAAAGTAATAATGTTAGTGTAATCTGATGCTGCTAATCCTTGGGTGTTAGTTGAGATATCACCGAAGTAGTTATTTGTTGCTTGAACATTATTTCCTGTTCCTGAGTGGAATGAACCAGAAGCTGCAACTGGAAGTGAGTTTGAATAAGTTTCACTAGCTGAATCTGTTCCTATAGTCTTTCCATCATTACCTAAGTAGTTAAAAGTTTTAAGATTTACTGCTGATACATAAATGTAATTTGATTTATTTATATAGTCTCCAGTAGTGATAATATCTCCACTTGATAACGCTTTATACTGATCTCCAATTTTGGCAGAAATATAATTTGGTGAATTTGGATCTAGTGATAAGTTGTTAAAAGTTTCTAAAATAATTTTAGAATTTAAATTGTCGTCTCCTCTTCGGACAGATAAAGTAAATGTACCTTGAGCACTGTCTACATTTGAGATTTCCCAGCGTAAGTTATCTGCTGAACCCGATTTAAGTGAGTTATCAGAATTTTGAGCTCCGGCATCTAAAGTACCAGTTGAGTTATTGTAGATAATTCCTTCTCCAATTGTTTTAATTTCAAAAGGTTGAACACTAAGTTTATTAGATGAAGAAATATGAGTGTTTTGAGCGCTTGCCCATCCAGCAGCAGTTGGTACTACTCTAGATACTAGTATGCTTTCTCCTCCTTGATCAAAATAGCTTTTTGCTGCTATTGAAGTAAGGTATTCTTGACTAGTGGAACCACTTTCAAATGTTACACCAAACTTTCTACTATAATCATTATAAGAAGTTACTAACGTAGGAATCTCTACAGGTCCTTTGACCGTAGGTCCGATAATTGCTGCTCCTACTGCTGGTGGTGCTGGTTGGATAAAAGAGATATCGTTTTCTCTTTGAAATACACCAGGGGAGATAATAGTTTCTGCCATGTTAGGTAAAGTTTATTAATTTTCTATTATAAATATAGGGAGAAAATCCAAACACTTTTAGATAAGTGGTATTCAACCTACATATATAAATATGTCCAAACTCTCCTAACCGTTAAGTGGAATAAAAAGCTCGTTATCTATATCAATACGTCCATCTCCGTATTTGACCATAAGGGTATTAGAGAGTTGAATCTCTACTTCTGAGTTTTGTTTAAATCGGTTAATGTTCTCTTCTTTTCTTAATTGAGTAGTAGCTTCTAGTTGACCGATTGAGGCGAATTCGTTAACTACAAACTGCTTACTTTCATTTAAATCTTTAATCATTTTAACTTCTGTAGCAGTAAGTTGAATTCCATCAGGTTTGTTTTGTTTAGCTCCTTTTTTAATGTCTTTTAATGTTGCCATGGTTTACTATCAGGTATTGTTAAGTCTATATCTTGAATAAATTTTACTCCGTTTTTATCTGCCCATTCTTTCCAAAAAATGCTTCCTTCAGAATCTGCACCGTATTTCCTTTTAACATGGAGATCCGTGATCATCATTTGTTGAACGAAGCTTTCTTCTAATGTATGAAACATTTTAGTAAAAGCCAACGGAAATCCAGTAAATATTCTTTCATCCATAGTAGTATAATGAATAGTCCCGTATAAACACTCTTCTTTTTTAGTTTTATTGAGAAGAGGTCTAGATTGTAAATAAGCTTTTTCGTAGTAGTAGTCTAAATCCCCTACATACTTTACATCGCCGGTAACATTAGGTTTAAACTTTATAATTTTATCGTAGCTGAAGATATCTTTGATCATATTAACTACTTTATAGGTAGAATAAAAATAGGAATGACGTTTAGAATAAAACTGCGGTTTATCCATTACTGTATAAAGATTTCTACAGTATTTTTTATACCTGTTAAGTTTTATTAACCAGCGTCCATTCCAATCCATGTTCCAGGTATGACAGTATACATCTGTCTCTTTATCTAAAAACGGAATAATATTGTCAGATAAGTGAGTTAAAAGTCCTGATATGATTACTGCTTTAGGCATATTCTCCTATATAATCGCTACAAATACCTTTTGTAGTTGGTACTTGAACTGTATTAGAACTTTCAGGCATAACTAATATTCCATTATCTATTGGGTAAATACTCCAAATAAATCCTTTTGAAGTTAGAGTAGCATAATCTTTATCATGCCAAAAATAATTTAACTTATACCCTCCTTTATCTATCTCTACTAACTTAGATAATGCTTGAGGATTTTTACAATGAATCCACATCTTATTATAAAAATTTTGAAAGAGATTAAAAGGAAATTCATAATCAGGTGAATCATGTCCTAGAAAGAACTTCCCTTCCTTAAACCATACGTCTATTTCTACATCAAATCCAGCTTTAAGTGCAGTAAAAATATATTCAGGTTTATTTTCTGAATCTGGTCTGGGGCCGGTTATATTTCCTCTATGAGAAATTAAAATCATAATTCTCTAATATAGGTTCATAATTCAACTTAATCCAATCTCCTTGTTGACCTGGAAGTGTATTTACTCTTACATGTATAAGTTGATTGTTTAGCTCTTCAAATAAATCTTTATCGTTTTGGGTTCTTTTTACAAACATCCAGCATGCATCAGTATCGATGAGCTCTACTCCTTGACCTTGTAGTATTTCTACTAAATTCTTTTTACCTGTTTTTAATTTATCGAAATAATTTAAAAAGAATGAATGATGCTTTAAAATAAATTCAATATACCTTACTCCAAGAGAGCTAATTGGGTACATTGCTCGAACTTTACTAAAGTAATCGGTAATATTTTCTTTACTTGAGATTAACGAACCAACTCTCATACCGGCTGCTCCATATGCTTTTGAAAATGTTCTAAGTACAGTTAAATTACTATATTCATTTATTAACGGTACACATGACTCTTTATCAGTTGATTCAATATAAGCTTCGTCTATAATAATATGAATGCCCGTGTCTAATAATTTTTTTATATTATCATTACTCTGATAGTCACCTAATGGAGAATTAGGGTTGGCTAAAATAATAAACTGTGTATCACTATTTATTGCATTTATTACATCATCTACATCTAATCTCATGCTTTTATACTCTACAGTATTTATAGCAGTCTTAAATAAATTGCTGTATACTTTATACATTGGAAAGCAATAATCAGTAGTAATTATATTTTTACCTTGTACATCAAATGTTTCAAAGATAGTCTTTATTCCATTATCACTACCTGGAGTGATTATAAGATTATCTTTGTCTACATTATAGAGGTTAGCTATCTTAAGTTGTAATCTATCTAAATCTGGGTATTGAAATATATCGGTTTGTTCTATAGAGGCAAGAAAGTTATCGAATACTTCATCAGGTAGATAAGTGTTTCTTTCGTTTTGTCCAAGAAATATATCGTATTTATTTCTATCTACTTTTGTTTGATATCTTACTATGTCTTGTAAGTGTTTTTTCATTTTACTAGAAAATCATATTTAGTATTAATTCCAGCATGAATTGCAGAAGCTAAAATACCATTACCTATATCATTATAATGTTTATCTCCGTCGACTAAACCTTCACTATGTAAAGTAAAGTCAGATGCTTTTGCTGGCTTGACGTCAATTATATTAAGTTTATCTAACATTTCCATTGGGGGTATAATTCCCTGAATATCTCTTTCAAATCCTAAACTTGTATATCTTTTATAGTATGCATTTTCATATTCTTTAAGGGATTTTAAAGAAATATTTATATTACCAAAAGATCCATAAAAAACTCTAAAATGGCCACCTAAGGTTTCAAAAGTTTTTTGCAAGTAGTATAATTCATATAAGTAATCTAAAATTCTAAATTCTAAATTAACAAAATTATTGAGATATGTCTCTAAAAAATCACAAAATTCAAAATCTACTTTTTGAGGAAGATCTGGTTTATGGTGGATAATGTTCTTAAGGTTGATTGCCTCCCATTTACTATCTAAAGTTTTTCTAAAGTGAATTTCATCTCTAACAGGGTTAGCTATTTGAACAATAACTAATACATCTTCAAACGTATTATTGTTTGCTATGTAATTTTTTAAAGCTCTAAGTACTGATGTAGTGCCTGAACCTGCAAATCCGAAATTGTATATTTTCTTGATATTAATATGGTGTTTTAATTTACCCATCCAGGTTAAATTCTCAGTAATAAATTCAGCAGTGCAAGGTTGATCTTTAAAGTTTGCAGCTACTTTTTCATTTACCCAATCCATATTATCTCCTAATTGAACATAAGCAGATCCTTGTGTATGTGAGCAGCCACATCCAATAAGAGTGTAATACCTACCTTCTAAATTAACTTTTCTCATTTTTTATAATTTCTAACATTGGTGCAAGTTCTTTATAAGAGCAATTTTTACAATGTGAAGTAGGATTGTTTGTATTACATCCTATTTTTACATTTTGATAATCTTTCGATTCTCTAATTTCTTCTATAGAACTGTCGAATAAGTTACCGAAAGGTTCTGCACCGGTATTCATACAGCACATCTTTACATGACCCTCTACGGTAGTATATAATCCTTCCTCTACCCAAAAACAATCTTTAAAGTCCCATGGAGTTTTTCCTTTAATGTTAGTACCCCAATTAGATCTCAAATAATCAATATCTTGTTGAGTATACCCGCCAGGCATTGACTTATCTTCACTCCAATCTTGTGCAATATTTAATCTAAGTTCTTCTAAGTTATAAACATCAACGATTTCATCCTGAATGGTTTGAATATCCTGTACGTTGGCTGGGTTAACTACATAATTGCATGTTACCCTGCAGGCATGTCTATTCATATCTTTGAAATCTTCTAGAAAGTTTATTAACTTACTCCATTTTGCAGGAGCTCTATCTCTTTCGTAAGATTGTTTATAACCGTCTATACTAAAATATAAAAGATCTATATACTTCATACTTTCATTAAACTTAGTACTCATCTTAGTACCGGGTATAATGGGGTATTGACAGTTAGTTGCAACTATTAAAAAGGCATCTGGGAAGAATTCTTTAAATGTTTTGCATATTTCATCAAATTTAGGGTGAAGCATAGGTTCACCCATACCCATTAGTTTGGCTTCTTTGATAGGGTGATGTTTGAGACCTTCTAACATCTTTCTAAACTTCGGTAACGGCATATGCTGTAAAGCACCGATTACTTCGTCTCTATTACAGAAACTACATTGGAGATTACAGTAATTAGTAGTCTCTAAGTAAACATATGTTATGGGTTTCATATAATAGTATCTATGTATTCATAAATTAACTCAGAAAGTATTCTATCGTCCTCAGCATTTGGATGATCACTAATAGTAAAATACTTATTGTATGTACTAATATACGATTTCCAACATTCATATCCACCCGGAAAGGTGTAGAAGTTTAAATTATCAGAGGTTAACTCTCCTTTTATATTAAATTGATTAGCTACTTCTCCTTCATCTAATTCTAACATAGCTCCAAATACTATAAACTTTCCTCCAAGTTTCTCTATATAAGCATTAAGTAGATTCAACTGTTGACTTAAGTAAGAAAATTCATAGTCCGTATCGGTAAATAATTCTATATCTACTTTAGCATAATTTAGCAAATCGTCTAAATATTCATTTTCTTTGATATAGGCTTTGAATTTATGACTATCCGGTATAAGTTTATCCCAGGAGTTAACTTCATTATCACCGTCAAAGAATACAGTACTTCTCCATTTAATATACTCTTGAGTTACTCTACTATATTTTTCTTTTCTAAAAATTTCAGTTAATCCTAAAATAAATAAAGATGAATTTACTTTATCTTGATTATCATTTATCCATTCAAATATTCTCCTTATTCCTAAATGATTAGATCCCCCAGCTGAAGCTAGGTTTATTTCTTTACTATTTAACTTTTTAGAAAGTAAACTTGAAAATCTTAAATCTTCTTGTTCTTTAGTACTAAGGTAATTGTCTAATTCTTTATTATGAGTTTTAGCTAAACAGCCTCCTTCCATAAAACTACAACCTGCAACAACTAAATTATCTATATTCATACTACTCTTCCTTTAAATGGTACTATAGTGCCATCTTTATGTTTAAGTTCTTCAGTTTTATCTATAACCACCCATTCTTTGCTAGATCTAACTACTTTCATAACTAAATCATCATCAGTAAAATTACTTTTATAAACTTCTAAATCTCTAGTCGGTCTTATAATAATAGTTCCTAAATCTAATACCTTAATATTAAAGTTAAAATACTCAAAATAGAATAAATGATTCCAGTGTCCCCCTATATACAGTTTCTGAGTAGAGTATCTCCATCTCTGAGTTTTATAAATAAAGTTATATAATGTTGTATGTATATCAAAAGCATCAGAAGAAGATAAGAAAAACCAATCTTCATGTAATCTCTTTATATGATGTTCATCGAAAGGTTGCATTTCATAGTTTCTTGCTATATACACTGTAGGTCTATCTTCTTGAGTAAAAGAAACTTGTCTAATTTTATCTGCAAATTCTTTTATGCCAAACCCTACATCAGGTCTTATAAGTAATACTTTATCATAACTAAAGTTGTTTTCTAGTTCATGTTTTCTTTTTAAAAGACCGACCCTAGAAATAAGATACATAGCTTTTTTAGTATGTGCATCATTTTCATCTATATCTGTATCACATAGGTTTAGAAATTCGTGTGAAACAAACTTAAAGTCTATTTTGCTTCTATCACAATCATTCCAAGTAGACATAAAAAAATCAACTTCGTAATCCTCTAACTCATTTACTAACGCTGGGTAGAATAGATTGAAAGCTTCATAGAATCTTACTTGACCAAAAAAACAAATAGCTAGTTTTTTCATTTTCGTTCTTTTATACCTTTAAATGTATTCATGAAATTTTGGTCTATTTTTTGGTTTTGTTTAAAAGCCCAATCTTTTTGTTTTACAAAATCAAAAGTGAGTTTTCTATTAAGTCTATCAATCTCCATTACCAAGTAAAAGTATTCACCGTTTTTGAGAAATTGAGGTTCTCGACTTTGACTAAACCATTTGTCGGGTAAGACAGAAGGAATTGGCATAAAGAACGGGACGTCGAAGCCATTAAAGCCTGCCATAGTTAATCTATGTGTTCCTTCTGAACAGTTAATCCAGGGACTATTCCATATTATAGGATTAAGTAGCCCATCTTTTTTAATCTGTTGGTACCCTTTTATAGGAAAATCGTGATTCCAATTAGGATACTTCGAATCATAAACTTTTACTAGCTCTATAACCTTTTCTGTATCCTCCCAACCAAAAGAAGACTCTACTTCATCTATGAAATCTACTGCATGTATTAAAGGTGCACTATTTATAGAACTTCTTAAATGGTTCTTTACTAGCCAACCAGGTATATTTAAGTAAATCCAGTTACCTGTAGTAATGCCTTTTCTAACTGGGGTTATATGTAGTTTTTCTACTGATTTAGTTCCTAAACCGCTAACAACGTGTCCATCTCTTGTGTTGTAGTTTGAAGTTTTCCCCTTAAAAACGTTTAAGTTCTCTTCAGTTCTGTATTCAGGTCGGACAAATCCTTCTTCAGGTCTGAATACTCTCATAACAATTTGATCCCGAGTAGGTACTTTAGTATCTAAACTATTGAACTTTTCATGGAAGTATGCAACTTCTGGGTCATCTAGGTTATCAGAGCTAATTGCAATATGTACTTTACCGGTATATCTCTGCCTTACATAATCTTCTGGGTCCAGAGACATCAGTGCATCTCTATATCTTTCAAGAAGTTGCTCGAATGATATGACATCAAATGTCTTTAAATCCTTAAATGCTGGTCCCCAATATTTTATCATATTGTATTATATACTTTTAACCACTCTTTACTGTAATCCCCATTCCAGGTTAGATGCCAAGGTCCTCCATTTGTAAAGTGAATTACTTTCGGACTAATATTACTTTCATACTCTCCTTCTAACCAATTAAATTCAAGAGGTAAACTGCCGATATTGGAATCATCAGTCCAGGACATTCTATGTAGGTATTTAGGACTTTCTGTGTTTATTTTTTCTAAGCTTAAGTTTTTACAGTCAGGATGTTCACAGTTAAATACCATCAAACTTGACCAATTCTTTCTAGGATAAACTGTTTGCTTTAGTCCATCCATTTTAGTAGAAGCTTTTGGAGTATATTCGTGTTTTACACATGATACAGAATTACTATCATTAATATACTTAATAACTTCTGCTATATCACATTGCCATAAAAAATCAGAGTCACAAAATATCGATATACCTTTGTATCCACTTAGAAAGGGCACTAAAAATCTGCTATACGTAAATTCTGTGGTAGCAGAAGTATCCTCAGTTCGTTTGTATAGTCCTAATTCTTGCAAAGAACTTAACTTAAGAGGGTATATCTCTACCTCCTTATTATGATCTAAAACAGATTTTTTACAAACTTGATAAGGAGCATTATTACTATGCATTAACCTATCTGATATGTCTTGTTTAGAATCATATCCTATAAATAATTTTATTTTTTTATTCATTTAATAAATTATTTTAAAGAACCTAAGTACATTCTTAAATAAAATGGAGTTCCAAGTTCATATATTGTTTTAACATTAGAAATTGTAATTCTTTTTCCGTCCATGATTGCATAGTTATAAACAGGAGCAACATAAAATTCATTATTAACCCTATCATTGGCTGCTATCATTTCTTCAGCATACTTGACAAAGTCTGAGCCTTTATTCCAATAGTAGTATCCTGCTGTAGCATTGTTTGATATAACTTTTTTCTCAGCTACTTCATTTACAAGTCCTAAGTTATTCGTTCTTGCATACGACCAGTCAGTACTATCTCCCCAGAAACATGGAATGCCGCCATCGTATAGTTTAAATTTATTAAAAGTTTCTTCAACGTCGTACTCTATCATCTGATCTGTATTGAAAGACATCATAGGAACGTCGCTATCAATGAATTCTTTAGCTAATAACAAAGTACATGCAGCGCCTTCAGTAATACCGTCGACTTGAATTATTTCAATATTATCATGTCCTATAAAGTTATTAAAAATTGAAAAATCATATCTTTCATAATCAGATTTCTGGCAAAGGATTATGGTTTTAAATTCAGGGTTGAATTCAAAATTAAGATTTTCAATAACTCTTTGAATCATTGGTTTACCGTCTACATCTATAAATGGTTTAGAATCGGTATAACCTTCTTCTGTAAATCTTGAGCCTCTTCCGGCCATCGGTACAACTAAATTAAAAAACTGTTTCATTATTTAAAAAATTCATCTGGGTGAATACTTCTATCATCTATAAATACATCTCCGTCAAAAGGTTTAAAATATAGTTCATGATATTTTACACCCCAGGCATCGAGTTGTGCTCTTGTTATTGGTCCATAATAATCTTCTCCTCTTCCGCTTTTATTTCCTCTTGCAGTATAGAAAATTATTATATGCCCATCATCATAGAGTTGATTTATTTTTTCTACTCTATCCTTCCAAGGCTGTCTGTTTATTACAGGACCTTCTTCTTTGCAAATCGTATTGTCTATGTCTATTATATATTTCATAATTCCCATTTAAAATCATATCCTGTATTTTCTACTCTTTTCAAAATAAATTTTTCGTACGCAGGTCTATTTTTATAACCAAATTTAGTATATACCGGATATTCATCCTCAGGATCAGGTTTATATGTAAAGTATTTACTAGCATCTGGAGGACTAAGAAATAATCCTCCTACATAGTTTTCTGCACTATTAACTACTAGTACTAAATGCCTTTGACCGGAAAACCAACCTGGTGTGTCTATAATAATAGGTTTGCCTTCTTCATATACCGTAGGATCAAGTTCTAAGAGAACTGGGTAATCTAATTTAGCTAAAGGTGCTACAGAAAGTCTATGGGAACCATCAAATAAGATAGTTCTGCTGTTTTGAATAGTAGGATATGCGTATCCAAATTTTGATACTGTGTACATCATATCAGGAAACATATCTGCTCTCCATTTATACCTAGGAGCTTTCGTTAATACTTCTGGTTCAGCACCTGTTAACGTTTTAGCTTTTTTCTTAATCATTCTTTCTGGGTACTTTAGATCCCCTGCTCTAAATGCTTCAACGATCTCTTCATACTTTGATATATCTACTTGGTCGAATGATTTGTAAAAATTATTTAAATTTGTTTTACAGATAATTGTACGTAAGTGATTTCTAATAAACTGGTAAGGAATCTTAAAATATAAGAAGTAGCTAGGATATTGTAATCTTCTGATAAGATCTTCTCTATATAAATTTATTGATAAGTATGCTGCACCTCTACCATCATTAGAGTTTATCTTAAAATTACCTTGTGTTCTGTCAAACTTATTAAAGTTTTGCATTTTAAGGCGAAAATTAATACGTTTATTTTGTTTTCTAAACGGCTTTATATGTGATTCATGTATTATATCACCACCAAGAGAAACAGCCGCTCTACCCACTTCACCATTAAAAGAATAGGTTAATAATCTCTCTTCATGAAAATCAAAGAATCTTATAATTTGATATAAGGAATAAATTTCGAATTCCTTGAATTCACTCAAACTATTTGCCATGAAGGGATTTTTTTCTTGTATTTTATAAACTTCCATAAACGTATTTTAATGTATCTTGCCAGTTTTCAAATTTATAACCTTTATCATCTATATATACTTTAGCATTAGGTTTACCCCACACTATATCTTTGACACAATCTTTTATTCCATACTTATCCAACCACTCCCATGTGCCTTGAATACCATCTTTACCCTCAATAGAAGGTCTTTCTGGATGTCCTTTGAAGGTGTAAAGCATAATAGTATAATCTTCAGATAACTTTTTAATAGCATCGATTGCACCTTCTACTGGGGTGTCATAAACAGTTCCGTCGTAGTACCCTTTTGAATTTTTATGTACTACTCCGTCAAAATCTATTGCTAGGGTATCTTTAAGTATTTTATCTTGTAATTTACCCCAGGATTCAACAGTATGTCTATTCTTATCTTTATAATGTAGCTCAGCTAACTTAAAATCTAATTCGGTATCTACATCTATTAACTCTTCTTCAGGCCAATCTACAAGATATGGATAAGGTTCATAATATAAGTTAGGAAATAATTCCCAATTCGACAACATATAATCCTTCTTATACATTACTAGTGAATGTGTTGCTTCCCACAAGCTAGGCCCTGCAGTAGTTGATAATCTATCGTTAGGTTTAAAGTTTGCAGGTGTAGCATCTTTATTCCAATAAAAATTTCTTGTATTTTTAACAGTTATTGCACTCTCTATTGGAGAAGATATAAACCAGTCAATAATAGATTGAATCTTATTAATATCTAAAAATGGCTGACATGGATTAAAATTGATAATAAAATCTGATTTAACATCTTTTAAATGCCTGTACATAATAGAATGGTGTGCGTTACCGGGAGATACTGAGTCGTATTCTCTATCTAGTATCTTTACTGCCCCTCTAGCTTTGTCTTTTAACTCTTGATCGTAAGCAGCTATGTAGACTTCATTTATGTTTTTTAACTGATTAGCTTTTTCTATAGCAATATCAATTAAAGTTGTATCTCCTAGAGGTCTTAAATGTTTATTTCTACATCTAGTACTATCTTTACGGGCGTGTATTATAAGTGCAACTGTTTTACTCATTTAAATCTATTTCTATATTTTGTGTAAAAAATTTTATCTCTTTATTTTTAACATTTACTGTAAATGTCACATCAGGTATACTAAACATGTCTGCCATTTCTACTTTCCATTCACTCTTCGATTCTATATCTATTGGTAATTGCATAAAAATCGGTACATCAAATCCTAGTAAAGCATGTATGATAGCTCTGTGAGTACCTCTTTTGAAAATAGCGTGGGTTTGGGGGTAAAGAATAGGGTAGATTAGTCCTGATTCTTTTATACTTAATAACTGTGTAAGTTCTATATCAGCTCTCCATGCTATATGCTCGTCTTTTCCAAAGTAATTATCATATGTGATAAATTCTGGGTAGCGTTTATCGTAGATTTCAGCTAATCTTATAATTTCTTGTTTATTAAGGTCTTTTTCTAAAACACTATTAACAAATTTTTTAAATATGTTTATATTTGGGTTAGAATGTACTTTATCCTGGTAATTAACAAAAAATTTACCTGGTAGTTCAAAGTAAATAAAATGAGTCCATGTTTCGTTAAGACCAGATAAATCCATAGAAACTACATCAGCTTTAGCAAATGCATCAGCACTGTAAGTTATTCCTTTTCTTCCTTTATCAGAATAATCTTTAAAGCTTTCTATTTCATAATAAGCTGGAGAGTATCCGTTCCAAAATGCTTTTGGGTCAATATTGTGTTTTGTATCGAACAAAGGTTCAGCGTTATCACCGCCATGTTTATCATGTCCTTCCTTACCTAATAAAAGATGATTTTTAAGATATAAATCTATTACTTCTTCACCTTTTAAAATGTCGAAAGACTTTAAATGTTCGAAAGTATCAAAGTAAAACCTTTTTTTCATTGTCCTTTTTATTTTTTATGTAGAATTTATATAAGTCTTCTGTAAATAGTTTATGTCCTGCTGCTGAGGGGTGGAGAGGTATATGTTCGCTGGGTATGTTAAACCCTTCTGCTTCATACAATTCCCTATCTTCAAATGTTTGTAAATAAGAAAAAATACTATGTTCACCAAATCTCCAATACTTTTCTTTGTTTATAAATTCAGTTTTATCGTATGTGCTGTTATTAAAACTTAACTCAAATGCATCTACAAAAATATAGTCTACTTCTATAAATTCGAAAAATTTCTGTAACATTAATATAGCGTTTAGATTAAAAAAATCTAAATATCTAAATTCAAACATATCTGTTACAAAAAATTTAACCCAATCTCTATAAAAATAAGAAAATGTACTGTTTTTATCGTTAACTTCTAAACCTTGAAGTAGACTAATATCAGCATTTTTTTTGTACTTATCGAGTGTTCCGTAATCTCGAAATAAATCTACAAGTTCATTAATACTCCAGGTTACACCTGCCCATTGTTTATCGTAAAGTTCTGGTGTAAATGGTAGTTTATCTCTTAGAGTGGAGGTAAATGTAACTATAGCTAAATCTCCTTTTTCATATTTGCCTTGTGAAAAGCTATCGAATGCATTAGATAATATTCTTCTATTATTGCACCCAGATTCTCCTGAATTTTCCCATTCTGCTCCTAATTTATCTGCGAATAATTTGGTAAAAGAAAGTGAATGAGTAAATGCTCTATGTAGTTTTCTTGCTTCCTTTTTATCACCGGGGTTATCGTCAAAAAACTTTTGTTCAGCTATTCTGTCTAC